CGTTGATATGCTACTTCAAAGTCTAGAGATGGCATGTAATACCATCTCCCAAGTGGATCTGAATCGGATGGAACAAAGACCTCTACAGTCTTACTTAAAGCACCAGCTAGCGTTGTTCTGCCACCAAAGACAATAACTCTTGAACCCTGTTCCTTATTATATCCGTGAGCAGTAAATCTCACGCGTCGTTCATTCATGTCAGCTAATCTTCTCCATGTTCTTGTCACTGGATTATAAACCTCAGCTGAATTTTCTATTACAGTTGGAGATATTGACGACTGTCCACCCATGACATATACTTCGCCTCCAACCAGTACAGCTTCATGAGATGTTCTTGGTAGAGACATGGATGGTTCAAGAGACCAACTTTGTTGTGTTGGATAGTATCTCATTGCGTGACTATAAGCGGACGTTGCGACGCCTGATTCTAAGCCTCCACACACAAGTACTGTCCCATCATCAAGTAGTGTTGTTGTGTAACCTTGACGCGAAAGAGGCTCTATCGGAAATGGATTGACAAGTGAGAATGTATTAGAGCCAGTGTTAAAAATCTCTGAGCGTTCAATATATCCAATTCCATTCAAATATGTTGTTCTTACCTGAGATGCCGTCTTCGTTATTGAACTTATACAAACGTCATCAAATTTTGCGGCAGTTAGGTTAATTAAACTACCAAAACCATTACTTGGAGACGGAGACGTTCCGAACAAAACGTATTCTCCAGCTACTCCGAGGATGGTAGACATTTCTTGTGATACGTGTGTAGAATCAAGAACTCCATTTATGTACATTTTTATAGTTGAATATTTTACAGATCCATCTAAAGATACGCCTGTATGTTCTTTTGTTATTGCTATATGCTGCCATGTATCAAGAGAAGCTGTCCCAGCACTGTAAACAGGTGTTGGTGTTGTCCACACCCCATTAGTCATGTGGCTCATGTAGAAACTTAACTTTCTTGTAGAGTTTGACCATTGAATGTGGAACATCGGTCTCGTCGTTTGTAATCCCGTATCATCCCAAAAAATTCCACTGTACGCAAAGACACCTTGATCTTGAACATATGGAGATGCTGTTGAACTTGAGAGAATATTCATCCAAAACTCAACCGTGCAATTTCCAGAAAGTATACCTGGAAGTTTTCCAGCTGCATCAACTGCGTATATCGTCCCACTAGCACTTGTTTGCAAAGCATTTCCTAAAATCCCAGGAACAATAGAAGCAGTAGCACCAACTGTCAGCAAATAAATGTCAGTGGCGCCATCACTATCAGAAGAATAACCTAGACTATCCATGTTCCAATAAGCTTTTGTGTTTGAACTTCCGTTAACTGTTATTCCAGTTGGAGTGAGGCCAGTTTTTCTTCCTCCTGGCAAAAACACAGTACCGTCTTGTAATTGTACTACTTGAAAATCTAATCTAGGAATAGACGAAGAAGCTGATGTCGCTATCCATGTTCCTGAAGTAGTTACGTATCTGTATGCTCTTACTTCCTCTGTTAAAGTTTCGATGTCATTTACTCCACCGAAAACCACAACATCTCCAGAACCAGATAACGTAACAGCTGCATGATATTGCTTTGGTGTTGGCATTGACGCTATCTGTGTCCAAGATCCTGTTGTTCCTGACGCGAAAATTGACGCCGATGGTGTCGTTGCAAACCCCAAACTTGATGATTCATTACCACCAATAACAATAATCCTCGAATCGTTGAGTCTGTTTGCTGTCGCAACTGTTCTTGCATGAGCCATCTGATTAGTCGAGAATGTCACTGAGCCAGTTGTAAACCACACATGATCAGCTTGATAAACTCCGGTTCCATCTAGAATTGGGTTTGTATATCTATCACTAGATCTATACTCAACCTTATTTACACTCGAAGGTACGCCAAAGTTTCTATAACTTCTAAATCTAAACTTCATAGCCCCAGAATATGTTCCATCTCTTGGAATGGATTTCATTGGGTTCATATGAGCAGCATCTAAGCTGTTGATATGTTGGACTCTTGGTCCACCATGAACAACCATGTCTGCTCTATTTCCAGGAGCATTTGCAAACTTTATTCCTCTTTCAAATTGTTTCTTTCTCGGATCAGTTCCAAAAATAGCTTGTTGCGGAACATAGACGCCTGGACCAGGAGATGATCCGCTTAGAGGTGCTGAGATTATTTCCCAAGAATATGAAGTAGGCACTTAAATTGTTCCTCAACTTATAAATAGAGTCTACTCTATGAATTCTCTGAACCGCTTATGTCTATTACATAAGGTATGATTGTCGGGTTAGAAGGCCATCCACCATCTCTACGAAGGGCGTAGTTATACCCACCTGATATTACTGTAACGATATTGGCTGAATCTGTATACGTTGGACCGAAGCCGCCGTCGTGAACTACCTCTTTTATCCTCAGAGTTGGAAAGTAGGCATGAATGATAATCCTCTTGAATTGTCCAGAATCATCAGTTATGTCAAAAGATAGAATGTTTGTTTCTTGAATATTGGAACCAGGAGTTGGAAGAATATTGCTTACGACTGGAGCAGAACCAACAGACGCAGTAACATATACGTATGTGATTGATTGAGAAAGGACGTATGAAATTGATTCTGAGAGAACGACGCTTATTTGAGCTTCGCCCTGGATATTGGTGCCGAAGAACGGGTGAGTCCAATTAGATATCCCGTCTGGACTAGATGCTGAAACATCTCCAGAAACAATTTCAGCTGTGACGTTATATGCCGTCACGATATCTCCTTACAATAATGGCGCAACAGAAAAGGGTGCTGTCCAACCAGAGAACCCGACCCTCTCGACGCTTCCAGTAGCTGGTATTGTTAATCCGGCAGTAACATACGGAATAACTACATGAACATCTGGAAGAATACCGCGATACGCGAAGGACGATAACGCAAGCACTGGCACTTCAAACAAATTAGCCTTACCGTCAGCATCGACGGTGGCGAATGAGTTATTAAAAACTGAGTTGTTACCGCTGCCACCGACTGAGAATAACGGAATAACCTGCTTTTCCTGCGCACTATTACCTATGTTACGACCCATTGGAGCACTTCCAGCAAATGACGTGGCACCAGTACCAACAACTCCAGTTGAAGAATATGCCCAGACAATTGAATATTTTGCTAGATCTGAAACTGGAGCCTTAATTCTACTAGCAAACATATATAATGTTTGAAATATGTTGGAACTATTTTTACTGGCGGCAAAGTAATGTTCTCCATTTGCATCTCTACACATATGAAATCTATATGGTACTGCAAGACCGTCAGTGAATTGATTTATATCAGTTGGTGCACCGTTAGTTACAGCATCTCTTCCGAACCCGACCCATTCCGTTGTTGATGTTGGACGAGCATTTGATCCAGTATTCGTTGTCGTAAAGGCTGTTGTCGCTCCATATATTGAAATACATGAAGCATCAGTTGCTCCAACTATAGACAACAGAACGTGCATTGAACTACTTTGATTTCTTAATGCTACCCAAGTATGTACGTTTGTATGAGCAGCACCTCTAACCCACTTAGACGCATCAAATGATCCTGTTCCTGTGCGGTCGATACCATCCATGGCGGATGTAACACCGTCTCCAGAACCAGCTACAACCCAAAATGAACTTGATAGAGGAGGACCCTCTGGTCCATTTGAGCCAGTCATTGTTCCCTTTAGGAATTCTTTGTATGCCCATGCCGAGCTGCATGTAGCTCTGAATGCTGTTGAAACATCAACAGCGAGTACGTTCATGTCTGTATACCAAACCCTATTTCTAGACATTCAAATCTCCATCATGATCTAATATAAACTCTGATCACACCTTCAAGATCGAGTTCCTTTTCTCTTCTTCTATAATTCCATTGAACCTTTGGTCTTTCAAGCATATGACTCTCTACAACAAATTCATCACCTATAAATACTGCTCTAGCTGGAATAAGTCGACGTATCATACCGATAAATGATCTATCAAAGAATTCCAAAAGATCAGCAAACAATCTAAAGTTTATAGACCCATTCAATCTCTTGAAGTAGTTTGTCCTAAGAATATCAAGATCGGGATATGTGTCTCTGTATCTATTGACAGGAGCACCAATAAACTCGTTGAAATTATCTAGTGTTGATAGTATTTGTGAGATATCTTCATTGAGAGCATCTACAAGATTGAACTCTAAAGCTATCATTGGATTGTCTATAAACGCATCGGCTGGAAGAACTGTCGATGTGTCTAAGCTTCTAATCTTTTCTTCGTTCCACCCATACTCTGGAGATGCGACGTAGTTATAAGAATTTAGAAATTTCTTATATGGATTTACACTTGCTGTAAAGCCAATTCCTGATCCTGATACATTCTGTCCAGAGAAATCGTAAATCTGATTGTACAGCAAACCGCCAGAATTTGCAGAAACATTCTCATTCAATCTCCAATGTAGCAATAAATTTGAAGCACCGTTTGAGTTATCAGATCCGAAGCTTTGGTAATTCAAAGCATGATCATTCATTTCGCTGTCACTTAAAGTTCCATTCCAAACTCTTGCTTCCTGCATCCATACTTGACTGCCCATTGTTCCAGATGATCCTAACCAAAACGAGTTGTTTGGTGTTGTAAATGCAAGAGAAGCAGTCATACTAGCCGATTGATGATACGTGATTTCGTCATCGTCCAATATACGCACATCAATCACAATAGATGACGACGTAGCACTTCTTAGGACAGTTACATTACACCACCTATTATCAAAAATTGGTACATTCGAGAGTGAGAGAGACCCCTCTGAACCTGTGTATATGAGACTGCCTGTCTGAGATGTTGCCGATGACTTCGTGAAATATAACTGATGAAGTTTTGAAGATGACATCATCGTCCAGATAGATCCAGTTGAGATGCTTGATGTCAAATTAGAACTTATCTGAGTTGGGAAACACACACGAGTTTCTATTGCTGAATCATATGACCTGACGAAATTCTTCGAGAACACTCTGTTTGTACTCGTCGCAGATCCACTTCCAAATGTTAATGCAGCGACACTTTTTTCAGCAGCTATTCTGTGAGTCTCTATTCCAGAATCTGGTTTGTAACCGAATTCCTTAAGTCTTACAAAGTTTCTATTAAGACCATAAATTCTCAAAAGAGATTCGACACTTTCCTTTGTTCCCTTTGTCTTATAGAGATGCATCAAATTTATAAGAGTTCTTTTCCAAAACTCATTCTTAATTTCATAAAGCTTTACATCAAGAGCCTTGTTACTCTGAGTATTCGTTAGAACTTGCTTTCCCAGGAGATATTGAACAACATCTGCATCTAGGAAGTTTCCTGTAAATTCCCATCCAAACATCTTAGCTACGTCTTGTAATAAAGCATCGGGAGTTTGATTAAATCTTCCGTAATTTGTTTTAGTCACGTGAATGAATTGATCTATTGACACTTTGATCTGATCGAAGTATCTTCCGAGCACATATAGAAAATTCTTGAGCACCTCAGTATTCTTAAACTCTTCTAGAAGAAAGAATTGTTCGGGTAGCATTCTCGTGATAATGTTGTCATTATACCTGTCGTATAAAGATCCAGACGCTTGCTGTTCTGAAATGTAAGAAGCTACCTCTGGAGAATTTAAGGAAAGAATCTTATCTTCTATGTCATATGGAAGTATTGAACCTGATCCTCTGAGAGCTGAGAAATAGTTTTGTATAGATCCGTTTAGCCTATGACCAGACACATCTTTTACAAGAACGTTTTCGCCAGATGCAAGAGATCCCGATTCGTTGAAACTCCACAGAGCATACAAATTATCTTGTGCATAAATCTTTGCATTGAAACTAGAACTTATGTCTGATACTGTTCTTGCTGACTTCCACAATCTTAATTCATCAAGAGATCCAGTCAGAGGTCTTACGACCTTGGAAATTAATGATCCTGATCCAATATATAACTTTCCAGATCCTGCAGAAATTGCTCCGGCAATCGTTCCAGTAACTGAAGATGCAAGAACAGGGAATGTGCTGATGCTTCCGGTGAACACACTCATCACTGGACTTGTCGAGCTTCTATCATATGCAAAACAAAAGTAAGATGCGACACCGGCGTTAAATGGAACAGATATCTGATCAGTAGTAGATCCTGACGTAACTGACATAAACGCAGAAGATCCAGAGAAAAACACAGAATAACCTTCTCCTGATCCCGTGACCTTCTGCAACACAATCATCACATTATTAGAACCTGTGAGACTTGGCGGAGGCAACGCCCAAAACTCCACAGACAAAGAACCAGTGTCTGGACTTAACATCGACGTTCTCATCGTGTCGACGTCTTTTCCTACATCATTTACTGTCACATAAGAAAATCCAGATGGCGGATAGAAACGAAGATGACCGCTATTCTTTGGCCAAGAGTCTAGAACATGCTTTTGATATCCGTCTAGTGCGTTTGTAAATCCCTCTATTTCATTAGATGTTCCATCAAATGGATATTCATTTAGAATTTTTTCACCAGTGATGTTGAAATAATCAAGAGCTGAATTGAAAAACACGAAATTTGTGAAGTCTGAGTAATCTACTTTGGGACGTACAGTTTCAAAATACTGAAGTTTCTTTAGGATCGTGTCAGAATCAAGAACATCGTTTCCTACAGAATCTAAATTTTGAGAAGGACCTGCTACCAAGTCATTTGGAGTACGAAGCTTTTCATCAAATAGAGAGAATAACTTATTGGCTGCCATCTACACCAGCTCCTGTTCCGCAGAACCTCATATACTCTTCTATCAAATCTTCGTATTCCACTTCAAGTTTCTTTATTAGTCTAGCGGACTTTTTGGAGTTTCTCATTTTATTAAGTTCAGATAGCAATTTTGCCAGCTCTATCTCGTAATGAATCTTAGAAGAAAATCTAAATTGTGTATCTTCCATTTCAAACCACCTTAAACTTAAAACCCTGTTGATCTATGTATTGTCTCTGACCGTCTACGTCGAATAAGAATGACAGCCTGTAAACATTCCCTGGACTCAAGGAATTCATATAAATCTTGAAACTATTGCCGCGTTGATCATATGAGAGTCTCGTATACTCTAATGACCCTGTGCCGAAAGGGACCACGACCTCGTCTGTGCGATCATTGATAATACGATAGTAGGCCTTGGTTATAACGATTCCGTTGGCATCGAGTGAAGCTGTGAGCACTCGAGCTGGGCTGTAATCGTGAGGACGAATGAACAGATTCATTCTGACTACTTCGTCATTTTCATACGTACTCTTTAGATTTGTTACCGTTGCGTAGTATCTCTTTGGCTGTACGCTAGTGACATTGAGACTATCGGAAATTGGGAATGTACCAGACATGAACCATCTAGATGAATTTGATATATCATGCCAGACATCTGTAAATAATGATCCAGAATACGTTCCGCTTGGGATTGCAAAGGACGCACTGTATCTTCCCGTGAATCCAGTCCATGAAGCAGTGACGTGCGAAATCAATGAACCGGAAACATCGATAATCTTTACTCCAAGTTGACCAGTTCCGACTTGAGGTATGTTTGTAAATTGACCTCTTTCAAGATGATTTAGATACAAAGTTCCAGATACATCAAAGAAAAAGTTATTTCTGTCATCTCTTTCTGAGTTATCCCATCTTGCTTCAAGATGTGGTCTCTTGTCCTTGAAGAACGTTTCTCTTCCATGAAACATCTTTACGTAGTAATCATTGTTGTCTGCTTCTTGAGAAGAAGAAATCTTGATCATCACACCATTGTTGTTGACATTGTAAGATATCCACTGCTGTACTATGTCAGTTACTTCGACTTCAAGATCTTCATGACCATCGTCAAAGTGAGTATTAGCTATCACTCCTACAGTGTCGCCACCTGGTGAAGTCCAATATACATTTGATTTTGCTTTCACCCAATTTGCCACACCAAGATCAGAGAATGAATCAACATCTCTGCCTTTACCTTCATCCCAATCTTTATCTAAAGCTTGTACTTCAACATCAAAACTTGTTGGTAATGTCTGATCATGTCTTGCATCAGACATTTTGAGGAAGAATCTTATATTTCCATATTGTGCTTCACCAGATGCGATCAATGATTCAATCTCTCCAATATCGAATCTAGTCAAGATGTGAGCGAAACTTGAAGATGCAGAAACGCCGGCAGATCCAGACACACCGCAGAGCTTATGTAAGTGAAGTATCTCAGATGCTCCAAAGTTTGAGCCAGTTCTCTGGATATTTCTCAATTGGTAGTTTGTTATGTACGTATCTTTCGATGGATAAATTCTATAGAACATGGTTATTTGCTAGCTCCATTAATGTCCTTGTTTGGATACTTTATCTCAAAGATAGAATTTTCTGGACAATAAACTATACCGTTCTGAGTCCATGCGTTTAAGTCAACACTATTCGTTGAATAATCTCTTCCATTGTGAGTTCCTGCAACACCCTTGACTTTTAAATCATATACAGAAACTACTCCGACAACGTTCTGTAGCAAAGACATCAGATCAGAAATCACGATGGGTTGGCCGATTTGCATGTTGTCAATGCTTAGATAATCCTTTAGCACACTGAGACATTTCGTCAGAACTTCATTCCTATTAAATTTTGGAGATATAACGACACCAAAGTCAATCTGAATGTTGATTATATCAGTCTTAAGAAGGTTAACGCCGTCCGTTAGCATTCTATAAGGTGCAAGATATCTTTTGATGTTTTGAGTTAGAGTTTGTGACGCTTGAGACATGAAACCGTTTTCATCCTTGGTCAAAATATGAATATCAAGTCCCATGTCATTTACTGCATCCTTACGAACAAAAGCTTTCTCTATCTTTCCAAACTTTGACGGCATCGAGAATAGTCTGGCAATGTAGTCTTCCTTCGTTACAACTCTGTCCTGAGCTGCGAAGAAAGCTGCGCTGTTTGCCTTAATCTCAGCAATTGACTCTGCACCGGCACCTCCCTCAGTCTTTTTCATATTAAGACATTCGATGGAACCGATTACGTTTGCCTTTGTCTGTGGGTTTAAATTTGTGGTCATAAATTCTAGAACGGCAGAATTCACAGATTTTATCGTTCCTGGAGCAACATTCGTTTGTTCACCGCCACCAACTCTGTATGTTATTGTCAATGTCGTATTGAAAGGACTTAACCCAAGTGTTCTTGTCTTTAAGAAATTCTGAGGGTCGATAGAAAATGATGAGAAACTCTGTCTCCCTGAAATTGGGAGAGCAAAATCTGAAACGTTCGGGATGAGTTCATCATCGAAGTTTACACCGTCACCAGATCCAAATATCAAAGTAGTCTTGTTTGTAACAGGATCCATATCAGTTATGAATCTTCTTGGTACCGCTTTCAATTTAAGTACGTATGGAACAACTCTACTATCAGATCCGTCATTTGTAGTTGCATTAAAAACAACCTCTTGAGGTAGATAATCAACTTCAGTCCAGTCATTTCCATCGCTATCTACGACAGAGAGAACTTCTATAACATCTTCTTCAGATAATTCGATTGTCTTAAACTGTTCAAAGTTTCCCACAGATACAGTGTCTGTCTTTGTGGTTCCAGCAATTACCTCAACATCTTTTCTCAATGCGAAAAATGTTGGAAGTCCTGTTGATGTGTCAAATTGAGAGCCAGTAACCATTCTTATTGCATCTGTATTATCAGAAGGTACAGACGCGCTAAAGATTACATCAGACAGAGTTTCGAACACAACTCCACTTGGTCCTTGGAATTGAGATCCCTGTCTCATAATTGGAGAATATGCATCGTCTGGAACTCTTGTACCATTCTGTGTAGTCGCTGGAACTTCTACGAACACAGACACGATTCCTCTTGCTGACCTCTTCCCCGCAGGTCTATATCCCAAAGTCTTAGCAAATGATGTAACGTTCTCTATTTGTCTTGCTGTCTCCTGCCTCATTTCTTCGAACTGCATGTCTTGATAAAATGAAAGAACATCTCCAATGTACGCAGAAAGTTCAAGAAGAGCCATTCCAGGAGAAGATTCATTGAAATCCTGAAAAACTCCACTGTGGTGGGCTTTCGTGAATTCCATCAAGTCTCTCTTGAAACTCTGGAAATCCTTGTTAATATACTTTATCGTTCTTTCTTTAAAGTCAGTAGCCACTGATTACTCTCCGTTACTGCGAAACAAGAACCTCTAAGCGACTAGAGAGGTCTGGCTTTGAAGTTAGTCTAAAGTCTATTCTTACACTCACTCCATTTTCTGGAACATTTGCATCATCTTCACTTAGAAATATATTTAGATTGTCTATAGAAACAAATGGAAGCCACGTTTGAACTTGGCTTAGAATTCTATCTGCCATCCTTGATTTAAGTTCGTCTGAGTGAATCGGTTCGAATAGAAACTCCTTGAAATTACACCCAAAATAGTAATGATTGACCCTTTCTCCCCAGTTCGTAAGAAGAAGTGATTTAAGATCCTGCCTTACTGCAGAAAACTCATCATTGGTCATATCGAAGTATCCGATAGAGCCAGTCGACTTAGAAAATGGTAGAATGAATCCTATAGACATGAAATCTATCCTCATGATATGTAGGATAACTTTCTAGATTCTTCTCAGTAAGGAGACACTACGGCCGTGTTTCCGGTCGACAAATCTGTCTGTGTGACCTGTATCATCCTTGTGTGCATGTCTAGAATTGTAGCTAGCTTGTCTGCAAATTCTTCTTTTGTCTTTGGACTTGAATTGTTTGGAAATGGAGGAGTAAAAATCTCAGCTAGAAGTTGAGCCGAGACTGCTGCCATATTTGCAGCTATCGTTACACCTGTCGCGATTCCCTCTAGATTCCATGAAACCATTGACCAATAAGCGATTGTCCCCGGGCCCCATCCTGCCATCAATGGAACGAGAACAAGCTGAGCAGCTATCACATCTGGAACTCCAGGTGATGGATGCATCACATTCGCCATCGCTGTCATTGCCCACTCATGGTATGCTTGAGCAAATGCTGCAGCTAAGGGCGGAGGCATTAGTGGCATTGGAGCTGGAAGTACATCGATCTTCAGCACACCTGTTTCGACATCATTGAAGATCTTGATAAATCTATTTTTTAGATCATCTTTGACGAGTGGCATATTAATGAAGTGAAGCTAACCAAGGAGTTAACTTTGTCTGAACAAACATCGGCCCCTCAGTATCACCCGGACCAAGTCCAGCTATCACTGGAAGAGCTGGACCTACCACTGTAAGATGCGTGTGCTTCAATAACAATGTAACAATTGCCGTGAGAAGATCTTCCCACGGTTTAGACCAACCATTCTGTGACTTGAGAGCTTTGGCATGAATTGTAGTTATCTCACTCATTCCATTAATCGTTACTCCTGTATTTTTTGCAAACGCTGTTACTCTAGAACTATTTGCTGTAATAATTGAATTATTTGAATGAGAAAGTTTGATTTCTCCATTGTCAACGCTGATGAAATGATCATTGAACTTTGTCTTTATTTTGGTTCCATCCATTGAAATAAAGTGCTTGTCATCATCATTGGCACAAATCTTTATGTCTTTTCTACCAACCAATCTTAGAACGTCAGACTTTAATATTGCACTTGGCTTATCATCTGACTTCATTTCTTCTGAGATGTTTAGGTTTGAATCTGCTTTAGTTTTTCTGCTGAGATATAGAAATGATTCATCTGACTTAAGATCAGGATCAGCAGCTTTTCTACCAGCTATCAGATGAATCGTTCCCGTTCCACCGTCCTTTCCGAGACCACTGTCTCGTGATGCTGGACCATTTGCAGCCCTATCTCTACCCAATATAATGATTGTGTTGTTGGATCCTTCTGTTACGTTGTCTCCGATTCTTTTGACAAACTTCGGAACATCTTCAAGTACAATGTCTCCAGCCATTTTACTTACCCCACTTTAAGCCGCTAAGCTTATCACCTGAAGTAGTTTCGGCTGCATCTTCATTTTTATTGAATTGTTTATCTGTTTTTGGAAGCGCTTTAACATCTGGAAAGTTGCTACCGACTGGATGATTCTCAACTGGCTTGTAGTGAGATTCTCCCGGGGAATAATTTACACCTTCATGTCCGGGAATCTTTGATACCCAAAGACCATGCTGTAAATTTGAGTCCTCGAATAGCACATAAACATGCTCTCCAGGTTTTATTGGTACTGAGACGTTCTCTGGAAAGAACGGCCAATAAACTCTCAAATTCTCATCAGAGGCAAACTTGTCTATGCCATCCGTCAAGATTCTTGCTTTTATACTATTCTGGGGATTTGCTGGTCCTAGCTTAGCTTTAATTTCTATCTTGTTACTTCCTATCTCATTTACAAGAGTGCCTTCACCGTTTGGATTCTCGAGCTTCCCACCTTCGACATCGACAGCTAACACAAGGGCCCTATAAAGAAACGGAGTTACTTCTCCTCTTTCCTTGTAGAGACCTTGTGCTCCTTTACGAAGAATCTCATTGAAGATGAGTTCCGGTCTTCTTATTTTCTCTCTTGTAAATGGATCGCTTGACAATGTCAAACCTCAGTTGGCATCATCGCCAGAACCAGATGACTCAATTTCATCAAAGATACTTTCTTTCTCTGTCTTTGGGTCGTCTGTATCTTTGTCGTGCTTCACATTTATCTTTGTCAATTCAACCAATTGAGCATTCATCTTTGTCAAAACATCTGAGAGTTTAGCTACATTCTCAGCTATCCCTAGCATACCGAGAGGTTCTTCTGACATTGATTCATTCTCAACAATATCAATGATATGATCTCTCACCCTCTCCACTTGAGCACGATCTTTCCTGACATTGTTGAGAATTTCGTCCGCTAAACTTTCTGTCTTTTTTCCCATACTTCTAAATATGAAGAAGTTTAGAATTCACCGGTCGTATTGTATTCATCCTGCCATTCATTGTAAAGACTTTTAATCTTCTTAAGATTTACAACGACTTGTTTCGTATTCAGATTGGTAAGTTCTCGGAGATACAAGTAGACTGCCTTCTTGTTATAAATGCCAACAAGATCAGGGTTTTTCAAAAGAAAGATAACGGCTTCAAGTACTTGCTTTTCTGTCTTCTTCGTTAGACGATCTCTCCAAGTATCCATTGCTTCATAAAACATGATCCACTTTTCTTTTTCTTCAACTAAGGCTTCGTATGGATTAACTGTGAAATTTGGATCACTCTTAGTTGATTCATGGTCAAGATCTACATGAAGTTCACTTTCAATTCTGTTCTTCTTTATATTCTCTCTTGTCTTAGCAACGAACCAATTCTTGGCAACGACGTTGAAATATGAGAATCCCTTCGTACCCTTCGTGGGATCAAACTTCGGAATCATCTCATACAAATTTGAAAGACATTCCCTCTTGAGGGTCTCAACGTCACCAATGTTGTAAAAACCATAAACAAAGATCAAATTCTCAATTAGCTTCTCGAATGCAGGTCTAATGCTTGTTTCAAACGTGTCGTGCTTTTCTTTTTGGTCTTTTGAATTTATGAATTTTTCAAGTGCAATGTCAGTGTCTTTAGTAAAATAGTTAGCCACGAATTCTCCGGTTATTTGAAAACTGGCGGATTCGAATTCTTTACGATCTTCGGTCTGCGCAGTTTGTTGTTGGAGACATCTTCCATGCGATTAACAAATTCATCAAGTCGCATCGCGATAATCTCCATGTTCTTATTTGCTTTCTTGACCTCTTCTGAATTGTTAAAAAGAGGTGTGGTCAGCAACTTTTTAAAATATTCGACATTAACTTCTATGTCGTTTGCAAGAATTTGAACCAAATCATCAAATTGAAACAATCTCCTGGCCAATCTTAAACACACAAATACAACGACGACATTTAATACAAGAGATAACACGAGAGTAAGTAAGATATAGTCCATTACTTATTTCCCTTAGTTGATGAATACCCATCCTTGGCCCATCCGCCACCCTTCAATACAAAAGAAGATGGCATCATCACAGTTTCCATTACACGTTGAGATCCATCTGGAAGATTGCAATCAGGTCTTGTACAGACAGGATTCTTCTTTTCAGAAATCTTTTGGATGAGTTCAACTCTGTCTTTACAGAACTCACACTCATACGTATATGTTGGCATATTATGGGTTATGATTTCTAGTGAGAGAAATCTTATCGTCTGCGCCAAGATCAGAATCAGGTTCAACAAAAAGATCCATCTCTCTCAAGAGATCAGAGATATCGACTCCGTCGATTAACCCCTTACGAACAATATCAACAATCTCAAGCAACACATCTTCGTCTAGTTTCATTTTATATCTCCACTATTATAGTACATTAAAAATTCAATCTTACTTCCATTTCAGCTATTATAATACATTAAAAACAAGATGGAAACTATTTTTCCACTACGCTTGTTCCAAACTTCTGGACAACACTTCTAGCACATGCATTTGCAAACTTTACAGCGTTTCTAATATCACCATTCTTTAAGAGTGAGAAAGTTAGAGCTGCCGTGTGTGTGTCTCCACACCCAGTCACATC